TCTTTGTTAGTTTGTCGAGTGTTCTCATGTTATTAAAAATTGAATGAAACCTTGTCAATATTAAGTAGTATATAAACAGCACCGCTTAAGGTTGCAATGCTGTAAACTGTTGCAATAGTTAAGGCAATAATTTTTACTACTTTGTTTGTTCTGTTTTTTGTGTTTTGTGTTTTCATGTTTGTTTGTTTATATTATTATTTGTTTTTGTTAGTAAAATGTATGTTTATTTTCTATTTTCAAAGCGCCACGTTCGTCTAATACTTGCTTGAGTATATTTGCACTTGCGCCGTTTTCTATAGCCATTTCAATCAATTCTATGACTTTATTTGTGGGGTCTTCGTATTTACTGTGTAATTCAATGGAAACCGTTAAGGAAACCTTTGTTTTTTTTACTTCTATTTTTTCAGCGTTTAAAAACATATTTTTGTGTTTAGTTAATGTTTGTTTTTGTTAGTACAAATATGCAACGTTTTTTTGTTTCTAATGTTAAGCCAATGTTAAGAAATTGTTACCAAAACGTTACCAAATCAATAGTAAATTTAACATTGAGTTAACATACAATTTTGTATATTTGCAAAATGGACTATCCACACCTTAACGTCAGATTATTCCTACACCATGTAGGGCATCACCTACACACCCAAAACCCAAGCACACACCCCCTATTGAATTCATAACCCTATTAAATTCATAGGGTATTAAATTTACAGAAGGGGGTATTGAATTGCTTACATATTACTTATCTTATGCTTCAGTTGTAAAATCAAATCATCATCTTCTTTTTTCTTTTGCTTCATGGTTACTTCAATAATGCTGGGCAACCAATCGAACAATGCTTGTGGGCGTATTGTTACTGTATTGTGGTCATTCGATAAGCAGACGCCATCTTCATTGCATACGCCATCTTCATTAGACCATAATGTAATTATTTCATCAATATATATTTCTTCGTTATTCATTTTATTTTGTTTTATCATTTAACTCTATTATATCATATTCTAATTCGTAAACATCTGCGTTTACTTCCATTACTTCAATTAAGTAATTACACACCATTCCGAGTAAGATAGCCTTATCATCATCATCATCTTTACTGCGTTCTATTAAGTCATCAATACCATTATAGAATGAATGAAATCCGCTGCATGAAGTTAATTGTGGATTTGCCCATTCCTTAAATTCATCATTTATATATGTCATCAAGTGTTCAGCAACATCAGGCAATACTTTTGCCATAATATTATCGGTGCGGTAATTGTAGTATCGTGGACTGTCTAATCCAATAAAAAACAGTTCTATTCCTGTCATGTCTGTAAATCTATGCACCCAAGCTACGCTATAATGAACGAATGTTCTATGCCAATTTACATCATCAGTATCAATACTTAATGTGTCGCATCTATCTACTATATAGTCATCGTGGTAGCCATAAAATCCACCAAAATCAATTTGTATTTCCATTTGTATTTATTTTTATGTTCAATGCAAACATACGAAGCTTAATGTTACCCAATGTTAAGCCAATGTTAAGGAATTGTAAAATATTTACTATATTTGCATCATGATATTTAAAGGCAAATATATGTATAAATGGAATAAAGAAGGGGATATTGAAGCTATACCCAATAAACAAGAAGAAAATCAAGCCTGTGTATTTAAGGTAAACAGGGGTATTGAATTGCCACAGGAGGGTATTGAATTCACAGAGGACCCTATTAAATTCACAAGGAAACAAACGCCTGTCTTTACAGGGGTATTGAATTACTTTCCCGATGCGATAAGAGAAGTTGCAAAGTGTTCTTACGCTGGTCAGCAACAGCACAATCCAGACAAACCTCTGGCGTGGGATAGAAGCAAGTCAGGAGACGAATTAGATGCTCTTACTCGGCATTTACTTGAAGCAGGTACGATTGATACCGATGGCATTAGGCACTCCGCTAAAGTAGCTTGGAGGGCGTTAGCTAACTTACAAAAGGAAATAGAAAAAAGTGCGAAATAGAGCGTTTAAATTTCTAGTGGTACTTGGGGTCATCTTTTGCGAGAAGTGCGCTGAAACCCCAAACAGTAAGGCTCAAATGGCGTGTTTTAACGCAGTATGTACATACCCTTCGGCACAGTTCTTTCAAGGGCGTATTGAATTGCGTAGCGACTTCCGTCAATGGCGTGATTCCAAGAGTCTCTTGGGATACTGCCCTTTAGCTTCCATGCGTAATTGTTAAACTCCCGTATTAAATTCACAGAGTCCTTGTCTACAACTATATTGTAGTCTTGCATAAGAGCGATGCCTGATAAGATGCTACCTTTCTTTTTAATGGTAGGCGTAATGTTTTTAAGTCCTTTAGTCTTTAACTCTGATATAAGGCGTGGCTCACTATTGTCGCATACAATCAGATTATTCCCTGCATACCTTCTACACATCTCAAATATATTAGACGTGGATAGTCCAGCTTTATAGAAGTGTTCTTTTATCCATATAGTCTTTCGTAGCTTGTCTACCGCAACTTCAGTTAGGGTTGAAGGGTCAACGCTGAATCCAAAGTCAAGTCCAAAGATAGTGTCGTACTCGTTATTGAAATCGCCAATCTCCCAATGAGTAAACACAACTCCTTCTGCTTTCTCAAGCCATCCACCTAATATCTGATGCTTGTATTTCTCTGGTCTCCTTTGGCGCATTACCTCCACTTGCTCTACAAAGGATGGAGATAAGTGTTGCTTGTTATCAAGGTANGTTGTATGNATGTAGCTGACGTTCTCTTTAACGCCATTATAACCGTCTGTAATGCCTCTATTCTCAAAAAACCTCTCGTATATCCAATGCTGTTTAGTTGTGGGGTTTAGAATGAGGATACAGCGATTCTGCTTTCCAGTAGCACGAACAGAGTAGTCTATCTTCTCAAACGATTCCTCGTCTGTAAGTTCCTCTGCTTCATCCAAGACAAATGTCGTAACACCTTGAATAGACTTGAGTTTGGCTGTTTGGTCTCCACTCGCAGTCTTAATACCACTAAACAGAATGCTGCTTCCTGTTAGGTTATTTATAATCTCGTTCTTTGTTATAGTAAAATTATCTGCAATACCCATAAGTTCAAGTTTCTCCAAGAACTCTGGTATAATAGACATAGATGCCGAAGTCATTGTATATCGTGTAAACAGTATACGATGCCCTCTTTCGTANGTTAGAAGCACCAAGAATGTNTTTACGCCAAACGACTTACCACTTCCCCTACCACCTGTAATTACAAAGTATCTNCTNGGGTCTCTAAACAGAGGGTTGTATTTAGGATTAAGATTTACCTTCTTCATCCTTTANCTCTGTTGCTTCGANGTCAATAGTTTCCTCTGGTTGTAAGAAAGATATTACAGGAATGTTTACCTCCTGCTTTACGTTAATATCCTTCTGCTCTTTNGGNTTNCCATACTTGTACTCCCATAGTAGGCGCAAGTGTGCAAAGGATTCCTTGCTCATCTCTGCAAGTGCTTCCCACGCCTTCTTCTCACTTCCAAAGGCACGTTTCATTGAACCTAGCGCAAAGTTCTTTATATCCGCTTCTTTGGCTTTAGGTTTCCTTCCCTGCCCTCTGGACACTCCTTTTATTGCACCGTTGTTTCTACGCCCATCTGAATATGGAACGTGTGGCTTCTTCTCTTTCGGCTCTGGTTTTGGCTTGATTGGTATTCCTAATTCAGCTTTCTTCTCGTCTGATATTAGGCTTCTCTTTTTTGGTCTTGGCATGTTTAAATAATAAAGTTCATACCAAAGTGTTTAACTATCTGATTTACTGTGAGTAATACCTAGTCATCAATGTATCAATCTGGCGATTGTAATACTTAACCACATCTTCGTTATCTTCTTTTTCTTTCGCCAATGCTAATTGGTCTTTAAAGTAGGCGTATGCCCTTATAAATGTATTCTTCTTTAGTTTCATTTCTTATTCTTTTTATTGTTCTCTGTACCATTCCCATATTTGGTTAGCTGGATAGCCGAGCGAGTGAGAGATTTTTTCTATTAACTCCATAAATTCACAATACTGTAAATCATCGTGTTTAGTTTCAATGCTATGTATTTGTTCGTAATGCTCAATAGTTATCTTCATATTGCTGTTTTTAGTATATTGAAGCGCTTATCCCTTCAGAGGCGTAATAAACCTTTGTCTGTTGATTTCTCGGTTGTATGTTATTGGATATAGCTTCCTTTAAATCATTATTCAACTTCT